TATGAGCATAAACGCAAGTAAGCGCAATCAAGCGAAGCTAAAGAAGTATGTTGACGCTAAACGAAATACTAACCCTAATCGAGAACCAAGCAACCGCGCACCTTCAGGTGAAGCAGTACGGTCACGGGGACGTTTGGGAAATCAACCCTAAAGAACTCGATTATTTAGTTCTTTGGGCAATCGAAGAGAGCGTTGTACTTTCTGAACGAACATTGACCTACAACATTCGACTTTTAGCAATGGACCGGGTCCTTCCGGGAGAAGAAAACGAGCAAGAAGTAATGAGCGACACAATACAAGTCTTGCTTGACTTCGTTGCTTACTTCAGGCAGTTACATACTACCGTTTTAAACATACAACCGAGCGTAACGCTTGAACCGTTTACCGAACGATTTGATGACAAAGTAAGCGGTCACTCTTGCGTTCTTTCAATTACTCAACCTTACGACTACAATAAGTGTCAAATACCTTTATAAAATGACTGAATCACAAAAACTAATCGGCTCAAGAGGCTCTAAAGTTCTAACGGGAACTGGAGCGCATACTTCTTTGACGGGCTACGCTATTATCGTTCAAGAGGACACGGTAATAACTACGTTTGAAGTTGACGGGGCGGACGCTCTTGCGGCTTACGGACTTTCAGGGGCAACCCTTAAAGCTGGTGCGTATATCGTTGTGCCGACTGGCGATAACATAACCGCGTTGACAATGTCAAGCGGAAGCGTTATCATTTACAATCAATGATAGGCGTAGCCAAAATAGGGACTCGCGCAAGTCGCGGAGGTGGTGGAGCCGCTCCAGTAAACCCGGACTTTGTAACTACTTGGAACGTTGCGTCAGATGGCGAAACGGTAACTCTTCCTTTGAAATCTTCGGGGATATTTTCGGGTACAATAGATTGGGGCGATGGTGGTGCAACTGATACGTTGAGCCATGCAAACCGAACGCATACGTACACAACTGCGGGAACTTACACGATAACAATTAGCGGAGACACGTTGCAAGGTTGGGCGTTTGAGAATGGAGGGGACAAGCTAAAGATTACGGACGTTTCTAATTGGGGGACAATCTTTGAGTTTGACAGAACCCGAATGTTTCAAGGTTGTAGCAATATGGATGTTAGCGCGACCGATGTTCCTACAATCTCAACGACCGCAATGACAAGCCAATTCTACCAAACGGGCATCACAACTCCCGACTGGTCGGCTTGGGATATGAGCGGAGTTACAGACTATCAATTTTGCTTTCAGCTTTCGTCAAGTTTCAACGGAAATGTGGCTAATTGGGTTACCTCCTCAACCACAAACATTAAGAAGATGTTTGCGAGTTGCACGGCTTTCAATACTAGTTTGAGTACTTGGGTAACGAGTGGTTTGACCAATGTTGAACAAGCCTTTCAAAACTGCGATTCCTTCAACTCTTCGGTTGCGAATTGGACGCTTAACGGAACTTGGTTCAGACCATTTGATAACTGTGATGCGTTTACTGGAATTGGAGTTGATACTTGGGATACAAGCGGATTGGTTTCGGCTCAAAATATGTTTGTTAATTGTGTTGCCTTCAATGGAGACATTAGCGGATGGGATACTTCTTCGCTAACGACAATCGGCAATATGTTATTTGGTTGTGACGCGTTCAACCAAGACTTGAGCGGTTGGGACGTTACTGCATTGACAACCGCAAACGGATTCATGCAGAATGCGGTTGGTTTGTCAACCGCTAATTATGACGCTCTGCTAATTGCTTGGGCGGCACAATCCGTTAACACGGGCGTAAACATCTCATTCGGAACTTCTGAACTAACTCAAGGCGGAGCGGCTGACGCGGCACAAACAACACTACGAACAACTTACTCGTGGATTATCTCGGATGGAGGCTACGCATAAACTAAAGGAATGAACGAACTTAGATACCCTTCAGAAAGAACCTACTGGGTCGCGTGGACGGACGAAACAGAAGATGCGGTTCAAGGCTACGGTTGGACTAACCCCGACCAAGTTACGACTTGCCCGTTTGCGTGGTACACGACAACGAGCGAAGCGGATTGGTTAGCCAAGTTAGCAGAATACGGAATAGTTCCCGAATTTGACCAACAAGGAAACGTAGTGTTATAATGGATGCAATTTTAGAGGCGTTAGCGAGTTACGGAATCGCGGGAATCTTCCTTGCGGTGTTGGTTTACTACCTAAATAAGTTAACCGATATACACCGAGAGGAGCGGAGAGATTGGCAAGAGGCGAACGACCGACACGTTGAGAAGTTCTCGGACGTTATCTCAGAGAATACTAAAGCGTTGGTTGAGATGAGGGGGGAACTTAAAGAGAACCGTTGCAAAATGTAAAATGGTGCGCTATTGCACCGCGAGAATGTGATTGTAAGAATGGAAACTGCGAAGAAAAAACCAAGACCAAGCGCGGCAAAGATAGCCGCAGAGGTAATAAAGGAGTTTGAAGGCTACTCTTCAAAGCCTTACTTATGCCCGTCAGGCATTCCGACAATCGGCTATGGCAATACAATGCACTTGAACGGAGAGCGCGTTACAATGGACGACCCGGAGATTGACGAGAAAGAAGCGGAGAAGATGCTACTGGACACAATTAAAACAGTCGAGAAGCAAGTAAAGAACGTTCTTGAGGTCAAACTTCCAGCGCATAAAATGGCGGCTTTAATCTCCTTTACTTACAACGTAGGAATCGGCAACCTTTCAAAGTCCACTTTGTTGGCTTGGGTTAATTCAAACCCGGATTACTCCGAAATACCGAGCCAGTTCAGAAGATGGAACAAAGGCGGAGGTCGAGTTCTTAAAGGGTTAGTCAGAAGAAGAGAAGCAGAAGTTGAAGTTTGGGAAGGGATATCGCAATACGTTTAGTTAAGGTCTACACGCCTTATCTTTTGGCGTTCTTGTTGGGCGTTATCGTTGCTTGGCAAGGTTGCAACTCTGAAGCCAAGACCATCACAAAGGTTGTTGAGCGACCAGTTCCGACCATCGAATACGTTGAACGTTGGCGGACAGACACGGTTCGCTTCGTCTCTAAACAACTCGTTACCCGAACCGACACAATTTACTCCGAGAAAGTAGTTACTCGCTTAGACACTTTGTTATTGATAGATACTCTGAAGATAGTTGAAACGTGGTTGAGCGAAGTGGCTAACTACGACACCACCGTGAGCGATGTTCGGCTAACTTGGTCGAACTATCAGAACAGAACTGAAAACTTGAAAGTTGAATTACGCAAGAAGCCGTTAAGCTGGGCGTTAGGAGTTCACGGATTGGTCGGGCTTCAGAGCGATTTTGTCGAAAGTTACACTCCGTTATTTGCGGTTGGTCTACAAGGAACGGTTAAAAGAACTTACTTTAGCGTGAACTACGGCTACAACGGTCAACACTTCGTTGGCGTTGGCATTGGTCGCAACATTATAAACAGATGATATACAACGAGAACCCAATAACGAGAGAAGCAATTGACAAACTTCTGAAAAAGAACGCTTCAATTCAAGCCAGTCTTGGAACTGACTCCACAGAAGTAGAACTATTTGAGGCAAAAATTCAATGGGCGGAGATACTTCGAGAAATCCGTTCGCTTGACGCTGAATTTGCGGACGTAGTTCAAGCACAATGAGCGACTTTCGACCCCGAATAAAGGGGCAAATGTTGGACGCTTGGAATAACCTGACCCGAAAGGAGCGGAGGATTCTTGTAATAGGCGACTTGCACGAGCCGTTTTGTCTTGAAGAGTACCTTGAGTTCTGCAAAGAGACTTATCGAAAGCACAATTGCAATCAAGTTATTTTTATCGGAGACGTTATTGATTCTCACTATTCCAGCTTTCACGAAACCGACCCGGACGGAATGGGTGGGGGAATGGAACTCGAACTTGCGATTAAACGCTTACAACGATGGGTTGAGGCGTTCCCAGTTGCGGACGTTACTATCGGAAACCACGACCGTATAATAAGTAGAAAGGCGTTTACTGGTGGCATTCCGAAAGCGTGGATTAAATCATTCAACGAAGTCTTGAACGCTCCAAGCTGGAACTTTGCCGACCGGGTTGTTTACGATGGAGTCCAGTACGTTCACGG